CTAGGTACTATATGAATGTGGTTGATCGTGAGAGTGGGGGTGTTAAAATCCTTTCTGTCGGGGTCATTCTCTTTAAGAAGGTGGTAGCTGCTATGCTGGATGAGGACTTTGGGGATATTACGGATCTTACTGAGGGTCATGATTTCAAGATCGTTAAGATCATGGAAGGACAATGGCCGAAGTACGATCAGTCGCAACCCCGTCCGAAGTCGGAGAAAACAGGTACGCCGAAAGAAGTGGCTACATACATGGAACAACTTCATGATATTCATGATCTTGTTAAGATCGAGGATTACGAAGAGGTTAAGCAGTACGCTGACAACATTCTGAACACTCGCCAAGGTAGCAGTCCCCAAAAGGAAGAAGAAGGGGAAGGCGATTACCTTACTAAATTGCAAAGTTAATTACATATGAGAAATATTATTCTAACCCTGTTATTCACAGTTTTCATTGGCGTTGGTTTAGGGTCTTGCGCTGCTCTTGAAAGCTTTTTCGGAGAAGGTACGGTGTTTACTACGCAGGATCAACTGCAAGAAGGGGAAGAGGGTGCTATTATTCCCTGGGACCAGTTGCCTGATGCTCTTAAAGATAAGATCCCCGAGGGGACTGCTCTTGTCATGGCAAATAAAGATCAGTTAGTCGCTGACGCTGCTTACATTCCTGCTGGTGGAGAACTAGACGGGAATGCTTTAGGGGGCATTATTGACGCTGGTTTTGGTATTGCTAGTACTTTCCTCCCTGGCCTAGCTGCTTGGGAAGGGATTGTTACCATGTTCAGTAGACGCAAGCGGAAGCATTATGTGAAAGCTGTCAAGGCTGCGCTTCCTATGGATAAGAATGTGGACCTCGGTGGAGCCGTGGGAAGTGTGGCTGCCGCTTTGGGCTGGTCTCACTCGTCCGAGAACTCGGCTGCTGCCTTTGAAGAGGATGAAGAAGAAGATTTAGTGTAAAATAACTTGCGCTAAAGCACTATAATAAGACGAGGTATCCCCTCGTCTTATTTTTTATGAAACAACAAACCCCCGAAACATTAAAGACCTGGAATGGCTTTTTTCCTGATGGAAGAAAGTTAAACATACTGGTAGTTCCTGCTAATGATGGAGGGTGTGCATACTACAGAGCATGGTCCCCCTACCAGAAACTTCAAGAACTATATCCTAATATAGTAGATATTAGATTCGATAAAAATCCTCTGGGCTTAGACGAGGAAAAGAGGATGCTGGACCCAGACTTCGAACATGAAAATATTAAGTGGGCAGATGTAGTTGTAGGTAACAATATCTCTAACTTCGGAGGACCCTATACTACTCGCATCTGTGGAATGACTAAGGAGCTTGGGAAGTTCTTTCACATGGATACAGACGATCTCCTCACAGAATTATATGAAGGGCACAGGTTGTCTGAGGTTTATAAGGAGAAGGGGCTTAGTGAAATGACGAAGTTTATCTACTCCCACTCAGATCTAGTGAGCGTTACTCAGGAGAAGTTTGCTGAGAGAGTAGCTCCCTTCTGTCAAAAGAAACTAGCTGTGGTAAAGAATGCAATTGATTATAGACTGCCAGGGTGGAATGCTCCTCTCATAAATCCTCCTAAAAAGAAATTGGTGAGAGTGGCTTGGGCAGGAGGCATTCACCACGAAGAAGATGTAAAGGAGTTTTCGGGAGTTCCCCATTTTGTAAACGGTAGGGTTGGTAGGGAGAACATTCAATGGAACTTCTATGGGGCTCCTCCTCCCCAGGCTGAAAAGGATTGGCAAACAGATGTTTGGGCTAACTACAAATCTATTTTAATGAGGGGCTTTAAGGGAGGAAAAAACTGGAACATCTTCTCCGCTATGCCAGCACACGAATATGGGCGATTATATTCTGCTAATGATGTAGCCATAGCTCCTCTGCAAATGAATGCTTTCAATGATAGTAAGTCCGATATTAAAGTGGCAGAGTGTGGACGCTATGGCTTGCCTCTTATAGCTTCTGATGTAGGGTGCTATAGTGAGACAATTAAGGATGGAGAGACTGGATATTTACTGCCCCCAGGGGCACCCTCAAAGGATTGGGTCACTCTACTAACAAAAGTGTTCAAAGATAAGAAACACATAAAAGAAATGGGACAAAACTTGAAGAATGTTGTGGATGAGTACTATGATTTAAATAAGGTGGCACATTTTCGATTACTGATGTATAAGGAGTGCATGAATGTCTAAAAAGAAAAATAAGAAACAGGAACTGAAAACTTTCAAGCATAGCGGAGATCTGGGAGATATAATCTTCTCGCTCCCTACTGTTAAAGCTCTGGGTGGTGGTATTCTATACCTAGACCCAAAGGGAGGAGAAGAGGAGCCTTTGGTTTCTTGGGCTAATGGGCTATACAACAAGACTAAGCTTACGGAGAAAGGCATCGAAAGTGTGAGAGAGCTTCTGGAATGCCAGGACTACATTCATGAAGTAAAGCTATGGGATGGAGAAGAGGTAGACTTTAATTTGGATATGTTTAGGATGCATATTCGTTATAACAATTTATCTGATTCCCACTTAGCTGCGTTTGGAATTTCTTTTGAAGAAAGAGATGAGCCTTGGTTGACTGTGGCTACCTCGATTGTTGATAATCTAGACAGAGATGTAGTCTTTGCTAGGAGCGCAAGGTATCATGGGAATTATAGCTTTTGGGAAACTATTAATCGAGATTTAGTAGACAAAGCTTTTTTCCTAGGTTTTAAGGAGGAGTATGAGTTCTTCAAGTACACCTACCCCCATATGGCAGAGGTTCCTCTCAGAGAGGTCCAGACGCTCCTAGAAATGGCCCAAGTGATCCAAGGGGCAGATCTGTTCGTAGGTAATCAGGGTCTGCCACACGCGATTGCAGAGGCTCTCAAGAAGCCTATGCTTAATGAGGTTTTCCGTCCTTATCCTGCTGCTGTATTCCATCGTGAAGATGCGAAGTATGTGTGATCTATGCCTATTTTAGTCCTACTCTATATCTTGATTTGTTACAAAATTGATCTACCTGTCTATTGGTATGATTGGGCTCTCTTTGCTCTACTAGAGATTTATGCTGTTTGTAGTGTGTTCTTTTCACAGCAGGTAAAAGAAGCATACGATAAGGGCGTAAGAGAAGGAGCTAGAGATAATTTAGATCCTACAGACAATATGTTCTCAGATGTCGAAGACCTTTAAACATAGCGGGGACCTGGGAGATATAATCTATAGTCTCCCTACCATCCAGAAACTAGGGGGAGGAGTTTTATACCTTGATCCTACTGGTGGAGAGGGTGATGAAGAGTGTATTAAGCATTGTGGGCCTAATAGAGCAAGAGATGGTAAGAAGATACTTAAATTTAATCAGAAGGGTTGCGACTTTATAACTCCACTTCTAAAGGAACAAAAGTATATTCACGATGTAAAGGTTTGGAAGGGAGAGGAGGTAACTTGTAATTTAAATAAGCATAGAGAGTTGTTTGCTACTCACCACCCAATGAACTTAGCGGAGCAACATCTAAAAGCTTTCAATGTTTCGGATCATCCGTATGGAGAAAAAACAGAATTCTCTCTCTTACCTCCTTGGTTAGAAGTACCTGACAACGGACAATTAGTGTATAAGGCATTCGGAACATTCAAAAAAGCGGTTGTAGCTAGAAGCCTTAGATACCAAACACAACATAATGTGTGGGATCATCTCTTTACTATTAAACATGAAGGTATCGAGGATGCCATCTTTTTTGGGACTCCTTTAGAGCATCAAGCTTTTAATGAAACTTTCTCCTGTAACTTACCTCTATTTGAGCTTAATAATGCCTTGGAGGCTGCACAGATAATTAAACACTCTCGATTCTTTTTTGGGAATCAGAGTTTCTTTTACGCAATTATGATTGGATTAGGGAGTGTTCCTAATTATTTAGAAGTTTGTCAGTTTGTTCCCAACACTCTTTTCTCAAGACCAGAGGTTTTAATACTACATTGAATATAATTTATAGAAGTTGCGATAGAGTTCAGGCTTTCTCTGGTACAAAGCCTAGACCGTTTGGTACAAAGGCCGAAGTAATCCTTCGGTGCTTTGAGTCTCTGTTGGTATCTATCCAGCACTACGATAGGCCATGCGAGTTAGTTATTATTGATGACCACTCCTCCCAGGACACGGTGGATAAGATGAAGGCTCTCCTGGAAAGGTATGATGTTGAAAGTACTTTTCTAATCATGGATGAGACAACGGGTAATGGAGAAAGCTTAAAGTATTGTTACAATTATGCTAAGGATAACTTAGATGGCTTATTGTTCTTCTGCGAGGATGATTATCTTTTTGTGGAGACTATGCTGGATGAGTGTGAAGATATGTTTAGAAGAGGAGTGGCTACAACTGGAGGAGATGTGTGTATCCATCCTGTAGATTACATTGATCGTTACAAAAAGATGTATGCTTGCATGGTGTTACTCGGTAAGAGTAGACATTTTAGAACTATTCAACATACAACTGGAACCTTCTTTATTACTAAAGCTATTTTGGAGGATCAATGGGAGAACTATATGAAGTTTACTCAGTACGGTATTGATCCTAAACTCACAGAGGACCATAGCATAAACTTAGTGTACGATAAGTACCCTTGTCTATCTCCTCTCCCTACCTTGGGGCATCATTTTCAATATGAGGAAACCTTGTCACCTTA